TCCGCTTCTTTCTCGTCGCGTGCTTCTTCGCACAGTTCATCGAACTTCGCCCAATCAACGCAGTCCTGCCAAGCGTTGTAAATGTCCTCATAGAGGTTTTCGTAAAGCTGCATATCCCATTCGCCAGCTTCTTCGCCTGTGGCGCGGATTGCCGCACGGATGAGTGTTTCGAATTGGTTGTGATCCCATTCGCTAACGTCACCCCAGGTTTCCCATTCGGGGCTGTAGAAAGAGTGGAAACCGTCACGTGACGTGTGGCGCTCCCGCGCTACTTCATCCATGGCCTTGCGGTTGATACTCGCGAACAGATCGCGGATTGCGCCAAGGTCAGCCCAGGCATACACGCGGTCCGTAGTGAAGTTGTATTCACGCGGTGATTGCATGCCTTCGAATTCCAGGGAAAGCCCCGGAAACACGTTGTGCTCGAACGCATCAGCGAACACGCCAACGTACGCCTTAGCGATGTCTGCATGTGCCTTGCTGTAGTCAGCACAACGCCAGAGGATGTCCGCAACGTCCGCTTGTTCCAGGCGCAATTCAACGGGGACGCACTCTTCAACTTGGCGATCTTCCGTGTAGTACTCTGCTTCGCGCTCTTCAACGGAATCCAGTTCCGAAGAGAAAACGGAGTTGTACATGCCAGCAAACGGAACTTGGACGATCACTCTTTCGGACATGGTTGCACCTTGGTTGGTTGGTCTCATCAGTCAGCGCCTTACGCTGAGACCCTCATTAGAGGGTTTCGACCTTGGTTCCCTTAGCCGATCACCGATGCACTAGTGACCGGCGGATGACTCTTCTGGACATTTTGATCCTGTATGACAGTGTGATGTGTTGTACAAGTCACATGCGGACCATTGCGGCCTTTATGCTCGAGACAGAGTAGGGAGCGCCGTCAGGGGTCTTCGTGATCCCTGCCGCATGCAGTTCGCGCAGCATGGCTTTTGCGCACTCTTCCTTACTGTACGAACGCTGTTTGAAGATCACGTAGTTGCGGGCCATGTTATACAGCGTCTCGTCATTGTTGATCCACACCGACACATTCCAGTGATTCCAGTTTCTGTGGCCGTTGTACCCGCTGCTCTTTGCCATTTTGTTTCCCCGTGGATTCGTTGAGATTCGTTAGTGTTCGTTACTGTTTAGAAGTACATGCCACTGAAGATTCGGGCTGCGAGGAGGCGCAGGGTTGACCACTGGATCACTTCGCACAGTTCATTAGCTGCGTGGCGACTGCGGACTTCGTTAAGCTTCGTTGCGGTCTTGCTCATCTCGTTACTCCTTTGTGTTCGTTGCTGCGATGGATGAACTATAGCAAAGCGTTTTGAGTTGTACAAGTAGGTACAGCAAAAAGATTCGTCTGCCTGTCGAAAACACGCCACGGTCAATCCCAGGCAACTATTTTTAAACCTCGGTCCCCTGTATCCCCCACGCCACGCACACATCACTAGAGGGATCACCACAGGCACCAATGCACCACTGGATCACCACAGGCCCTAAACGCCTGCAGATCACGCCTGATTCCATGTCCGTCAGATAGCCCATCTGATCGAATCCGTTACGAATCAATGGGTTGCAAAGGCAAGGCACACGGCGCGGCTCGAATCCCCCGCCAGACAGTACCCCCCATGGTCTCTATGGAAGGCTTTCCAAAACTCCGGTAAAGCCTCAGCCGTTGTTGTTGTTGTTGAGGATTGCTGAGTGGTGGCTTCCGCCCAAAACACAGACCCCCCCTAGGGTCCCCCACCGGTCCCTAAACTGACCTGCCCCCTTTTTACTACAGGTACCCCCCGGACCCCCGGAGGGTGCCCAAAGTTGTACAACATTCCCCCCACGCAACCCATGAAGAACGTCCACAAGTACCTGGCACACCCATGGGGCCGCGAGGTTTGGTTCACTCAGGACCCCAAGGCCCTAGCTGCCCTGGGCAAGAAGTTCAGCCTGAATACCGGCCCCGAGATCACCACGGATTCCATGGGCCTCTGTTGGGGCACCGCGACCCGAGTGCTCGTCATCTGGGTACGCCCAGGGGCTGACGTGTCCGTGCTCACCCATGAGTGCTGCCACGCGGCCCTGGACATCCTCGACTACGCAGGGATGAACCCGGCGCATTCCAACGGGGAACCCATGTGCTACACGCTCCAGCGAATGATTGAAGCGTTCGCACCCCATCTCCTCCCTCCTCCGGAAACGGAGACTTCATCTCAGAATTATTAAGGTGCCCTAGGGGCACACATCCCCAAGACCCCCATGGCACTCGAAACTGGTACATACATCTCGGACCTGGTAGCCACCAACCCGGTAGGCTCCGATCCCATCGCATACGCAGACGATCACCTCCGTCTCATCAAGTCGACGCTCCTGGCTACCTTCCCCAAGGTCAAGGGAGCGGTCTCCGCTACGCACGAAAACCTGTCCAACGGGACCCCGGTGGGTCTCATCGCCATGTGGTCGGGCGGCTCGATCCCGGCAGGTTGGGCACTCTGCAATGGCCAAACAGTGGCTAAGGCAGATGGGTCGGGCAACATCACCACGCCCGATCTCCGTGACCGATTCATCGTCGGCACCGGGGGTTCCTACGGGGCAGGGGCCACAGGCGGTGCAGCAACCATCATCCTCTCGGTAGCCCAGCTTCCCCCGCACAGCCACCCCGCCTCCACGGATTCCCAAGGTAGTCACCAACACACTGGACAGACAACCACCAACGAGGATCACGTCCACACGATGCCGAACCTCGGCTCCGTGCAAGCTGGTTCGGACAACGGGGGTGCGAACGTACCGGTCAGTACCGGGTACGGCTCGAGCCGCTACATGTCCCCTACGGATCCCGCAGGGAACCACTTCCACACCTTTACCACGGACCCTGTAGGCCCTCACGCCCACAACGTGTCAGTGGGCAACACGGGCAGTGGCGCGGCCATCGAGAACCGTCCCCCTTACTACGCCCTGGCGTTCATCATGAAGATCTAAGCCATGGCCATCGAATCCGCTCAGTACCTCAACCAACTCGTCGCGGCGAACCCGCTGTCGACCGACTCCGTGTCCCAGGCTGACGACCATCTCCGGATGATCAAGTCAGTACTCCTCTCCACGTTCCCGAACCTGGACAGCGCGGTCACCGCAACCCCAAAGCAACTGAACAACCCGGTGCCCCAAGGGGCCGTGATCCTGTGGTCTGGGGCGCTAACAGCGATCCCCACGGGATACGCGCTGTGCGATGGGACCCAAGGGACCCCGGATCTCCGGAACAAGTTCGTCATCGGGGCAGGGGACCAGTACGCGGTCTCCGCAATCGGTGGTGACGTTTCTACGGGCTTCAGTGGTGCTCACACGCACACTGAGAACCAGTCCACGGCAAACCTGCAGGTCTCCTCTCTCGCAGTCGCTGCGGGTGCTGGTCAGTCTGTGGTCTCGTCAGTGGTGGCCCAGGGTCACGTCCACACGATCAACCAGGTGGGCGACCACACGCACTCCTGCCTCCCTCCGTACCTGGCTCTCGCCTACATCATGAAACTGTAACCAATGACTCCCGAAAATTTCACATACTGGCTAAATGGTTTCGTAGAGTTGACAGGGTCGATACCTCCGTCTGAGGGGCAGTGGAAGTCGATCTGCGAACACCTGTCCACAGTGTTCTCCAAGGTAACGCCACCTGTTCAGGTAGCCGGTGGTGCCAACAACCTGCAGCAACAGCAGATGCAGATGCCACGCCTTCAGGACTACTGGACACCCGCGTTCCCCGGTCAGATGACCGTAACCTGCTGATTAAATTATGGCCAACCTCCCGCTTCGCCAATTGGGGGGCGTGGGGGTAATCACCGACGCCAGCCCGTATGACCTTCCGCCCAATGCTTACTCGGCGGCGAACAACGTCATCTTCTCCGAAGGCCGCGTGCAGCGTGCCCCGGTCTTCAAGCAACTCTTCACCCCGATCCGCTCGACGCTCTCGTACGATGCGGCAGCAGGGACCTACGATGCCAACACAGCCGTCTACAACTCTGCGGAGGGCGGTAGCTCTAACGCTTCTCGCTTTGTCGGTAGCTACACCGACCCCACTGCTGGTGAGACGGTATTCGTTGCCGACAACGATGGAACAATCCGTGCCTACCCTGGCAACGTGATGTCCTTCCAGACCCCGACCACGGGGACTGTATCCAACGACAACGCCTGGTCTCACGCCCAGGTCGCCGGTCTGTCCTTCCTGGCCCGCAAGGGCATGCGCCCGTACGCTCGGAACATCAAGAGCGACTCCCAGTACTCCCTCATGGGCGGCGACTGGGTGGCCACGGACCAGGCGAGCATCGTGCGGGGCTTCAAGGGCTACTGCATCTGCCTCGGGATCAACAAGAACGGCACCGACTACCCCACGATGGTGAAGTGGTCGAACCCGCTTCAGTACTCCACGCCGGTCTCCGGTCTCCAGTGGGACCCGAGCAACACGAACTACGTGGCCGGTGAGAATGTCATCGGTGATATGAAGAACCCGATCCGTGATGGTCTCTCCCTTGGCGAGGCCTTCATCATCTACTCCCAGAACCAGTTGTGGCTCATGGAGTACTCGGGCGACCTGAACGTCTTCAACTTCCGCAGGCTCCCCTTCGAGGGTGGCATCATCAACACGAACTGTGCGGTCGAGGTCGAAAGCAAGCACTTTGTATTTGGCGACAATGACATCTACGTCCATGATGGCATCAGCCGCCAGTCGATTGCGGATGGCCGCGTCCGTCGCCGCATCTTCAGCACACTGGACCGCAACAAGCAGCAGTTCTGCTTCGTGGCCCACGACTCCGTGTCGAAGCTACTGCACTTCTGCTACGCGACCTTGCAGGACGAAGCGCCCTTCGCAGGCACCCAATTCTGCAACCAAGCAGCCACGTACAACTACAAGTCGGACACCTGGTCGTTCATGGACCTGCCGAACATCGTCGGTGGGGCAGAGGCCAATGCTTCGCTCGTTAAGAACTCGTTCCCGGACGTCACGAACAGCTACACCCTGTTCAACACGGCCTATTCGAGCTTCTCGGGTGGTGGAACGCCGAAGCTGTCGATCATGCTCGGGGTATACGACCAGTCCAAGGGCCTTTCGGATTCCTGCGTATATGCCGTCGACCTTCCTACAGTCGGCCTGGTCAATCTCCCTGCCAACACCGAGACGCTCAAGCCCGCCTACGTGGAACGCGTGGGAATCTCCCTGGATACCCAGGGCCTCCCGCTGCGGTCTTACAAGACGGTGCAGTGCGCGGTCCCGGAGTCGTTCTTCGACGACAGCACAGGGACGTTCACGTTCGAATTTGGCTCCTCGGATCTCCCGGAGCAGACGCCGAACTATCGGTCCAAAGCAACCTTCAACCCGAGCAGCGACTACAAGCTCGACATGATGGTCTCCGGGCGCTACCTGTCCTACAAGGTCAGCACCCCCTCGATCTCTAACTTCCAGATCTCTGGCATGGATGTCGAAGTCAAGTCGCTGTCCCGGAGGTAACCCATGGCAGTCACTTTCACCGTACCCCTTCAGAACTACGTCCGCGCAGCACAGCCCCCATTAAAGGGATCCGAGGCCCAGTGGCTTCAGGAAGAGCTAAAGAAGCTCGAGCGTTCGGTCGCCGCTATCAACGCGGCACTGACGCAACTTGCTGCGCGGGTCACGTAACCCTTCAACCGAGAGAGTAATGAACTTCAGTCTGATCGCTGACGACCTCAACGTCCAGCCGCTCCAGGACCGCATGGTCCAGCACCCCGAGCTTTTCGGTCTCTACGACTTCCGCAAGGCTCACCCCCAGTCGCCGCATCGAAACATGACGGACATCTGGCTCCACTACAACGACATCCGCCCGTTCATCGAGCGCGGTGACTTCACGGGCCTCAACGACCCGCATGAGCCGATCTGGTATCCCGTGGCGTTCGATATGCCCGAGGTCTTCCCGGTGGTGATGAAGGTGATGGAGTGCGTCGGGGCCAAGCGTCTGGGGTTCGTCCTGATCACGAAGGTGCCCCCTGGTGGTCGCATTGAGCCGCACGTAGACCGTGGGTGGCATGCAGGCTACTACGACAAGTACTACGTCCCGATTCTCAACAAGCCGGGTTCCACATTCAACTTCCCTGATGGGGTGATCGCTCCGAACGAAGGTGAAGCATGGTGGTTCCGGAACGACGTGCCTCACTGGGTCATCAACGACTCGGACACAGACCGCATCGCAATGATCGTCTGCATCGAGCCTAACGACCGATTAGCCCATGACTACCGTAACAAACCTCTTTCACGAAAGGAAGGGGACATTCGAGTTTGACCTCCTGACCAAACACTTCTTCAGTGACGGCCTTTATGCGAAGCAGATGACGCTTCCTAAAGGCTGCATGGTCGGCACGCACGCTCACACGTACAACCACCTCAGCATTCTCTCCTCGGGCCGCGTGACAGTCCGCACGGATGACACGTCCACCGACTACTCGGCCCCGGCGTGCATCGAGATCGCTGCGGGAGTCCACCACAGCATCCAGGCCCACGAAGACGCGGTCTGGTATTGCATTCACGCCACCGACTGCGCTGACCCCGATAAGGTCGACGAAGTTCTGATACAGAAGGAGTAAACATGCCAGCAGGTTGGGCAGCAGCAGGCGCAGCAGCTATCGGTGCCGTAGGCTCCATGGCATCAGCGTCGACCGCAGCAGACGGTCAAAAGGCGGCGGCGGAAGCCGCAAACAGCCCCTGGTCCCAGGCACAGCCCTTCATCAGTGGCGAGTTCCAAGGGTCCCAAGACGCGCTCCACAATGCCCTGGGCATGGGAACGTACAGCGGACCCCGCGTAGCTGGTCTGAATCCCTACCAGACCCAAGGAGCCGACCAGACCGCATCCTACGCGAACGGTAACGGCATCAACACGGCAAACCAGTTCTACAACACTGGTATGGGCCTCACGCAGACGGGTTCGCAGTATGGCACCAACGCCCAAGGACTCCTAGCGCAGGCACAGCAGGACCCGACCCAAGGGTTCATGAACTACGCCAA